TTACCGGTTTCTTCGGCATAGGGTGTTTTCACCTTCCTTTCCTTGGCTTCTCCATACTGTGATTTCCCGTTCCCGGTACTGTCCGATCCGTCTTTCCCCCAGGATCCGCAGTGCCGGGGGCCTTTTTTCTTCTGCGGCAATGACGGCGGCCCGGCTGACACAGTCCCTGCACCAGTAGTCGTCGCCGATCCGGTAACAGAAGTCCCCGGCCAGCACCTCATCTCCGCATCGCCGGCATCTTCCTGCAATCCGCATCTGTTCCCCTCCTTACAGCAACAAAAACGAACGTTTGTTTATTTTTCTGTATTATACCATAAGAACATTTGTTTGTCAATAGGGGCAGTCCGGGGAAAGCGGTGTCTGCAGGGGGGATTTTGTCGGACAGCTGTGAATTCTTTGTAACAATAATATGAAAATAAAAAGAACTAATGTTCTTTTTCGGAGTGGAAAAATACAGGAAAATACTGGAAAACGGGGATGGACGGCGGAGGCGGAAATTCGCCGGAAAAACTGCGGACGACAGAAAAGGGCGGTTCATGGTATACTATTGTCAGAAAAAAGAACACAAGTTCTTGCTTGGGGGAGGAGAAAAAACGTGGAGCTGGAGAAACAGACGGAGCTGCTGCGGGAGATTCTGGAAGCGGGATTTGCCGGCGGAGAGTCCCTGACATCCCTGCGGGAAAAGCTGGGAATCGACGGGGAGACCTGGGAGCGGTGGCTGCGGGACGGGGGGATGCCCGGGGATATTGTCAGTCTGGCCCGGGCGATGGCGGAGATGTGTGCGCCGTGGGTGTGGTCATCTCTGCTGGGACTGACCAAGGAAGGCAGCATACCGGCCATGAAGCTGTATTTTGATCTGTGCCGGGAGAGGGCACCTGCTTCTGTAAGCGGGATGCCGGGAGACAGGGAGGTTGCCATGCTGCGCCGGGAAATCCTGGAGACGGCGGGAAGCGTACCGAAGGAACCGGCTGAGCTGTCAGAACCATCGGAAGCGGCTGAGTCCATGGCGCCGGAGGAGGAGCGGCATGGGTGAGTTCCGGTTCGGAGAGAAACACCGGGCGTACATGCGGCGTGCCATGGACTGCGTGATCAATGTGGCGGAGGGGGCGGTCAGGGCGGGAAAGACAGTGGACAATGTGTTTGTGTTCGCCGCCTGTCTGGACAGAAGCCCCGACCGGATCCATCTGGCTACCGGTTCTACCATCGGCAATGCCAAGCTGAATCTGGGGGACTGCAACGGGATGGGGCTGGAGCGGATTTTTGCCGGACGGTGCCGCTGGGGGCGGTTCCGGGACAACGAATGTCTGTATGTGACCACACCTGTGGGGGAGCGGGTGGTGATCTTTGCCGGGGGGAGAAACGCAGACGCATACCAGCGGATCCGGGGGAATTCCTACGGTATGTGGATCGCTACGGAGATCAACCATCACCACGATTCCTTTATAAAGGAGGCCTTCAACCGGCAGCTGGCGGCCCGGTGGCGGAAGGTTTTCTGGGATCTGAACCCCACCAGCCCAGGCGCTTCCATTTATAAAGACTATCTGGACCGGTATGCTGCGGATCCGGGGGAGCGGTTTTACAACTACGGTCACTTCACCATCCGGGACAATCCGGTGATAACGGAAGAGCGGCTGGCGGAGATTGCGGCCCAGTACGAACCGGATTCGGTCTGGTACCGGAGAGACATCCTGGGACAGCGGTGTGCGGCGGAGGGGCTGATCTATCGTGTATTTGCCGATGACCGGGCGAAGTTTACCCTGTCTGCGGAAGCGCTGCCTCCCCTGCGGCACATCAACATCGGTGTGGACTTCGGCGGCAACCGTTCCAAAACCACTTTTGTGGCGGTGGGGTTCCCGGAGAGGGGCGGGATTCTTGCGCTGCTGGACCATGCCATTGCGGGCGGCAAGGGGGAGATCGATCCGGACAGAATCCAACGTGAGTTCGCAGCGTTCTGTCAGAAGGTACGGGCCGCAGCGCCGGGGGTGCCGCTGAAATATGCGTTCTGCGACAGCGAAGCCCAGTATCTCATCAATGGCCTGCGCCGGGCCATGACAAATGACCCTGTGCAGATTCTGGACTGTGCCAAACGCCCCATCCTGGACCGGATCACCTTTGTGCTGTCCCTGATGAGCAGCGGCCGGTTCCATATCACGGATCGTTGTCCCCGCCTTGCCGAAGGGCTTGCCCAGGCTGTCTGGGTGGAAGGGGAAGACCGCCGGAAAGACGACTTCACCTCCGATATTGACGTGCTGGATGCCTTTGAGTATGCAGTGGAGCGCTACATGGGCAAGGTGTAAGCGGCGCCCCTCTTCCAAAAGCAAAGTACAACAAAACCTCTGTAAGCAAAAGGAGAAAACCAAATGATACGAGAAGATTTGCTGGAGCGGATCCGGGAGTCCTACGGCTGCGCAGTGACGGCAGGGATGTATGAGAAGGTACGGCGCTGGGAGGACTGGTGGCGCGGGGATGTGGACGGATTCCACAGTTATCTGGAAAACGCGGCATTCGGGCATCCGGTACGCAGAAGAATGTACGGGATGCGGATGGCGAAGAAGGTCTGTGAGGACTGGGCGGCGCTGCTGCTGAACGACAGAACGGAGATCCGGCTGGGGGATGAAGCGGCGGAAGCCTGGCTGGAGAGAGTGCTGTCGGAGGGGGACTTCTGGCGCCGGAGCAACTATCTGGTGGAGAAAGCCTTTGCCGTGGGGACAGGAGCCTGCCTGCTCCGGGTGGACGGAATCCGTAAATCCGAATGGAAAGCGGCGGTGAGCGGCGAAAAGCCGGCGGAGGAAACGGAAGATGCTCTGCTGCTGCGGAATCTGATTCCTGCCTGTGCAGGGGTACACGGATGGACGGCCGGCGGAAATCCCGTACGGATCTGGTTTGATTTCGTGGACGCTTCCCGGATCGTACCCATTTCTGTGGAAAGCGGCAGAATCACCGAGGCGGCATTTGTGTCGGAGATCACACTGCGCGGGAAAACCTATGACTATCTGGAAGTCCATGTGCGCCGGGGCGGAACCTATGTGATCCACAACCGGTATTTCCGCAGAGAGGAAGGGGGACTCACGGAAGTACGGCTGCCGGATATGCCCGAAAGAGAGATCGATACCGGCTGTCCCTATCCCTTCTTTGCCATGCTGATGCCCAACATCCAGAATACGGCGGACGGTGCCGGCGGACTGGGGCAGTCTGTGTATGCGGATGCCCTGGACTGCCTGCGGGGTGTGGATCTGGCGTTCAACAACTTCTGCCGTGACCTGCGTCTGGGCGGAAAAAAGGTGTTCATCAACCAGTCCCTGATCCGCCGTGACGATGCGGGCAATCTGTATACCCCGGACGACGTGGCACAGCAGCTGTTTATGACGGTGGGCGACACGGATCTGGCGGACGCACCCATGATTGAGGAGCACAATCCCTCCCTGCGTACGGAGGAAAACCGGGACGCCGTACAGGCACAGCTGGACTATCTGGCGTTCCGCTGCGGACTGGGAACCAGACATTATCTGTTCTCCGGTGTGCAGGGAAAGGCACAGCTGACCGCCACCCAGTATACCGGCGAACGGCAGGATATGCGCCAGAACTGCGCCAAGCATGCCCAGAACGTGACGGCATACCTGCAGGATGTGGTTCGTCCCCTGCTCTGGCTGTCGGCGGCACTGCTGGGAAAACCCTGTGCGGCATCTCCTATCCGTGTCCGCTACGATGACAGTTATTTCATCGATACGGAGTCGGAAAGAGCCAGAGACCTGCGGGAAGTGGAGGCCGGTCTGATGGATCCCGATCGGTTTCGCCGCCGCTGGTATGCCGCAGAAGACCGGTGACCTGCCCTGAGGAATTTCACAGAAAAGGAGAAACTTGCATGGACGAAACAAAAGAAATGCAGCCGGATCTGCCGCAAACCGATGCCGGAGAAAAAACGGCGGAAAGTGTTCTGGAAACACTGAGAGCGGAACACGAAAAGGAGCTCCGGCAGGTGCGGATTGACGGGGAGGTGCGGTATGTGCTGGCCAGAATGGGTGCCAGAAACCCGGCGCTGGCAGCAAAGGCACTGGATCTGTCCGGGGTGGAAGCAGATGAAAACGGCGTCTCCGGTGTGGAGGACTCCGTAAAGCGGCTGATGACCTCCGACCCCTATCTGTTCGGATTCGGACAGATGACACCCAGCGGCCGGGAAGGCTCCAGCGGTGCGGTGCACGGGGGAAGCCGCAGAGATCCTGATACCCTGTCCGACAGGGATTATTATGATATGATACTGAAACGGTGCTGAGTGTTTTCGGACAGACCCGGGGCTCAGGCGGCGGGCAGACACAGGGTGTGTATCCCATAAAAAAACAGTGCCGCAGCTGCAGTACCCCGGCCGGCTCCGGACACCCATGCACCCGACAGAATCGTAAACCTGACAAGTGCGCTTGCAGGAAAATAAGAAAGGAACAAAACGATATGAGCAACATTATTTCTGTAAAGCAGATCGCAAGAGAAACACTGCCGAAGCTGATCGACAATCTGGTGTTCCCGAATCTGGTATACCGTGACAGCGGCGAGGCTGCGGCGGCCAGACAGGGAGATTCTGTGCTGATCAGACGTCCTGTAAAGCTGGAAGCGGAGGCGTTTTCTTCCGCAGACGGTGTAACCACCAGGCCCATTGTAGAAGAAGCGGTGGAAGTGAGGCTGGATACACTGGCTACCGTGGACGCATCCATCAGCACCTGGGATGCCTATGACGACGAAACCATCCGCCGTGTGTTCATTGAACCCGCAGCCGCAGCCCTGGCGGAAAAGATCAACCGTGACGGTCTGGCACTGTACAGAGACGTATACCAGACCATGGGTACTGCCGGTACCGCGCCCGACGGTCTGGACGATCTGGCGGATGCTTCCTACGGACTGGATCTGGCCAAGGTACCCACTGACCGCCGTGCCGCTGTGTGGAGCCCCCTGTGCACCGCCAAGCTGAAGCAGATTCCCGCTGTGGTCAATGCGGAAAAGTGCGGGGACACCACTGCCCTGCGTACCGGTGCCATCGGCAAGGTCTTCGGTGTGGATCACTACATGAGCCAGGCCATCTGTCAGCATACCGCCGGTACCCTGGCAGGCACTTCCCTGACGGTAAAGAACGCCGTGGAAAATGCAGATACCTGTGTGCTGTCCGGTTCTTCCCTGAGCGGTAAGACACTGGTGAAGGGGGATATCCTCACCGTGGACGGCAAGACCTACACCGTTTGCGAAGATGCTGCGGCAGGTGCTTCCGATGTGACTGTAAAGGTTTCTCCCGCCATGACCGCCGGTGCCGGTACCGCTGTGACGGTGGCAGCCAGTCATGAAGCCAATCTGGTGTTCCATCCCCATGCCTTTGCCTTCGTGACCCGTCCCCTGTCCGCGCCCGCCGGTGTGGAATCCTATGTGACCACCTACAACGGCATTTCTCTCCGCGTAGTCAGAGGCTACGATATCCGCTACAAGCGCGAAATGCTGTCCATGGACGTGCTCTACGGCTTCAAGGCAGTGTACCCCGAACTGGCTGTACGTTACATGGCGTAAAGGAGCGGGAACATGATGGTGGACTACGGCTTTTATCAGTCCGTGTACGGAGGCGTGATGCCGGCGGCGCTGTTTGCCGTGGGACTGCCCCGTGCCCGGGAGACCATTCTGGCACTGCTGTATCCCCGCACCCCGGAAGATCTGGATCCTGCCGGGCAGAAGGCTTTTCAGATGGCCGTCTGTGCCCAGCTGGATTCCGGCCTGGACCGGCCTGTGGCATCCGAAACAGCCGGCGGAAACCGTATGCAGCTGGCGGACAGCGTTGTCCGGGTGGGCGGTATGCCTGTGGCGCCGGGTGCTGTGGGATTTCTCCGTGCGGCGGGTGCGCTGCAGCAGTGGATCTGAGGTGAAACGCATGGAAAACAGTACATGGACATTCTTCTGCCGGGACGGTACCTGGGACGGGGATTACAGACCCGCTTTCCGACGGTATGTCTGCCATGGCGCGGTATCTTCCTTCCGGGCAGGCGACAACGGCGAAGGGCTGGGACAGAACCGGCTGACGCTGTGGATCCGGGACAGACACACCTGTCTGCTGGACAGCGCAGGACGGTTCACAACCCTGCAGGAGGCCGCCATCTGCCCCGGTGACCGGATTGCCTGTGGTGTACAGACAGAACCGGGAGACACGAGGGTATGGCGTGTGCGGAGCGTGACGCCTCCCACAGACGGAATCGGCCTTGGCAGAGGCTGGACCATTACGGCGGAATAAGGAGGGAACGGCAGATGAGCAGTATGCTGAAACTGGGCGTGAAGATCGACACCGCCGGGATCGGAGACCGGATTCTCTCCCGGATACCCCAGGCGAAACTGGCCCTGGCGCAGGCGGTGCTGGCGTCTTCGGAACCGTATGTGCCCTATGATACCGGGGAACTCTGCCGGTCCGGCGGTGCTTCCGTGGGGCTTGTAACCTGGACGGCGGGACACGCGGCAAAATGCTATTACAGCCGCCGTCCTTTCCGGAAGGAAAAGCATCCCCAGGCCTGCGCCCAGTGGTTTGAGGCGGCAAGGGCTGTCTCGATGGACGAATGGCGGAGAAAAACGGCACAGGTGCTGACGGACAGCGGGCCGGGAAAGGAGACTTCAAATGTTTGAGGAAATATCCGTGATCCGGAAAATCTGCGGTCACATCAATGCCTGGGAAGGTGCACCCTGTCTGTTCCTGCCGGAATCCGCAGAAGGCGGTCTGCCCGGGATGCCTGCCGGAAAAGCTCTGCCTGCCGGAACGGTAACGGCGCTTTCGGGACCGGTGAAGGTGCGTTCCTATGTGGACGGTTCCTTTATCGGGGAGATCCCCTTTGCGGTATTTCTGCGGACGGCCCACACCCCGGCGGACGGGCTGGAGGCACTGGAATGGTTTGCGGCGCTGACCCGGTATCTGGGAACTTTTGCCCCTTCTCCGGATACCTGCAGGGTCTACGGCTGCTGTGAACCCACGGCGCTTCCGGCAAAATCCTCCGTGGAACCGGACGGAACCGAGGAATACAGAGCAGCGTTTACCGTACGGTACAGACAGAAAACGGACGGCTGAAGAAAGAACAACCAGAAGAAAGGATAAACTATGGCGGAAACAGGAATTGTGAACCGTTCGGACAGACGGCACTATATGAACACAGGTACAGCGAATGCGCCTGTGTGGACGCTGATCGGCGAAGGGTTCACGGAATTTATGGAATCCAAAAATGCGGTAAGCTACCAGAGACGCTACATACACGAAAGCGTAAAGCGTACGGACGTGACCGGGTATGCGCCTACGGTGGATTATGAGTTTGAAGTGTTTACCGGCAATGCAGTGATCGAAAAGCTGCGCCGGATCACGGACAGAGAACTGACCGGCAGCAGCGCATGGGTGGAAATCTGCACAGCGGATCTGTTTGACGAGACCGACAGTGCCGGGGTATGCAGAGCGTCCGTGCGCACCTACTCCGTGATTCCGGATGAATGCGGCGAGGGGACGGATACCCTGCTGTACACCGGTACGCTGAAGGCCATTTCCGCACCGGTGAACGGAACCTTCGTGGTTTCCACCGGTACATTCGCAGCAGACTGAGTTCCGGTGCGGAAAACAGAAAATTCCGGCAGGGGACGGAGACAGACTCTGTCCCCCGGTGCCGGAGAATGAAAAGGAGCGTGAAACCAGAAATGATCAAACAATGGACGTGGAATACCGTAACCTACCCCTTTGATGTCAGTGAAGCGGGTTGTATGGGCAGACTGCTTGCCGCACTGGAAGGACTGCGGGCGAATCTGTCCCGGTTCCGCCGTGAACAGGACGCGGATGATCTGCTTTCCTGCCACTGCGGAATCCTGCAGGAATTCTTTGACGAGATCTTCGGAGACGGCGCCGGTGCGGATCTGTGCGGCAAGGCGCTCAGTGCGGAAGCCTACTCCAGAGCGTATATTGACTTTATGGATTTTGTCAACGGCCAGATTGATGAGCTGAACCGCCTGCGCAAAGAAGCGGAGGAAAAATACCTGGCCAGAGCCGCGATACTGGGTCTGCAGACGGAGCCGGCGGTATGAGAGGCGGATCCATACTGACCGGAGGACTGCCGGACTCGGTTACGGTGGGCGGCGTACAGATCCCGGTGGAAACGGATTACCGGCTTGGCCTTCTCACCGGTGCGCTGGCGGAAGATCCGGATCTGCGGGAGGGGGACAGAATGGCGCTGCTGCTGCGGCTGTACTGCCGTAAGATTCCGGAGGGGGTGGATCCGGAGGAACTGACCCTGGCCATTCTGGATTTCTACGCTATGGATCCCGAACGGAAAAGACCGGCGCAGTCCGGCGGAAAAAGAGAGCCGGTATACGATTTTGAAACAGACGGAGACCGGATTTTCGCTTCCTTCCGGCTGGCCTATGGGATCGATCTGACCGAGGTGCGTATGCACTGGTGGAAGTTTATGATTCTGCTCTTTTCCCTTCCGGAGGATACCCCCTTCATGCAGGCCGTCAGACTCCGTACCATGGATCTGACCGAAGTGCAGGATGACGGACTCCGGCGGAAGCTGCGGCAGGCGAGAGGGGCCGTACGGATCCGGAAGCAAAGGCATGGGCATGAGAAAGGAGAAGACAGAATATGGCAGACGGAAGTATAACCATAGCGGCGCTGCTGGATACCGGGGCGTTTCAGGCTTCGGTAACGGCACTGGAAGGACAGCTGGCCAACCTGTCTGTCCGGCTGCAGACGGCGGTTACGGGCGCTGTGGCAGGTTCCGGGATCGACGGGGCGCTGGAAGCGATTATGGGATCTCTGACCGGCGCCCTGGACGGACTGACTTTTACGGCATCGGAAGCGGCACAGACAGCAGCACAGGCGGCGGTTCTTTCCTTTGGCAGTGCGGACTGGGGCGGAACCGGTTCCGGGGCGGCGGCTGTTCTTACCGGTGGATTTACCGCAGGGGCGGGACAGATCGCCTATGTGGCCGGACAGACTGCTCAGAATGCCAGAAACGCTTTTCAGGGGGACTGGCACGCCATCGGTGCCGGGATGACGGGCAATATTGCCGCCGGGATTCATGCGAATGCCGGATCGGTGGTGTCGGCCATGGCGTCGGTGGCGGAGCGGGCGATGGCGGCGGCCAAGGAAGTGCTGCAGATCCATTCCCCTTCCGCCAGAATGCGGGACGAAGTGGGCATGATGCTGTCCCGGGGGATTGCGGAAGGCATTCTGGCCGGCAGCGGCTACATTGAAGCGGCTCTGGCGGAAACGGGAGGTCGGATCCACGTGCCCGCAGTACCGGCATCCGGCGGAAACAGCCGTCCCCTGCAGCAAAACATCTATCTGCGTACCGGCACGGGCACACCGTATCAGACGGCCAGAGCCATCCGGCAGCAGAGCGAGCTGATGATGAGAACATGAGGTGACTATGACGAACGGAATACAGGACGGCGCAGTCTACAGAATCCGGATTACCGACGGGGAGAGTGGGCGTACCCTGCTGATCTCTCCCGGGGCCGGCGCCCATCTGCGGCTGCTGGAAGAGGGACTGGAAGGGTTCGGCGCCACGGAACTGTTTGTGGAAACAGAA